AATGAGCTTATCAGTCAATTCTTTCATTTCTAATTCTTTTGTATCTTCCATTATTAACCTCCGTTAATCGTTAAAATTTTTTAAATCTTTAAAATTTATTTTTATCTACAATAGCCTTGAGCATTTCAATTAATTCAGCTTTCTCTTCTAATGAAGAGTTAATAAGCTTTTGTTCAAGCTCAAGCTTCTCGTATTCTTTTATAATGTCTTCACTGCTTAACGATTTATGATCCCTTACCCATGCCTCAGCTTCCGCTAAAGTCCATTTATCCTTGTCAAAAAGATATCGTTGTATATGAGTTGGTCCATCAGGGTCTGATTTATATTTACCAATAGTTGCTTTAATTCCTTTTTCTGCTGAAATAGTTATCGTTCTGAAAGAATCATCTACAAATTTATCAGGATCTTCAACTCGTATTATTATGTATTTATCGCCTATTTCTGGTTCAGGTTTAGTAATAAAACTCTTAATAAATCCATAATAACTATCACCTTGTATTGTTTGTGGATTTGCGGGTACAGTAACCTGAGAAACCTCAAGTAATTCTACATCGGTATAAACTCTCTTTACTTCGTCAATTTGTGCTTGAACGAAATTATAAGGAACCAAAAGTTTTGCTATTTCTTCTTTAGTATCTGTAGATGCTTTGTCTATAAATCCAACCGAATACGCAGCTTGCTTCTGACTTACCAAGAAATAACCCCAGTCAGCTTCAGGATTCCCCGCTTTCGTAAAGTATTCAAAAGTCGATTTCATTCCCTTTTCGTCAATAGTAATGCTGATTGCTTTTCCTATTTGATTTCTTAAACTGTTATAATCATGTGAACTTAACAGAATAGGATGCGCTAAATAATTTGATATTCTTTTTTGCCAAGCAGATGGAAGTATTACCTCGCTATATCTATCAATATCATAAGTCGTAACATAAATAGTTGCTTGATTGTCTTTTACTTCTACAACTTCCCCATTAAAGGTCTTTCTAATTAATTTATCCATATATTGCCTCCAAATCTTATTATTTCAAAGAAAATATTAACATATATATTCCACCTATAATTACGATGAGAAAAGGGATTAATGAACCAAAGAATAACATTAAATTTTCTTGTCTTTCTTCTCTTTGACTTTTTTTAACTTTAGGTGGCAACGAAGGTATATATCCCATCTATTCCTCCCCATTCCAATAAATTGTACAACGGCAGTTTATTGATTCTTCAGGTGGTAAGTTTGGATCACCTGGCATATCCGCCTCATAACCACCGACATTAAATTTTTCATCAATTCCAATAGTTACTTCGTCTAAAACTGCATGAGTTTCTCTAACCCTTTCATCGCCAGCAGTCAACCATGATTTGGTAGTAATTCCACATTGTTTCATTCCTTCTAACGAAGCCTTATTATTAGCACTTATGACTTCAGTCCTTGCAATAGTCTCAGCTCTATGTTTATAAGTTTCCTCAAATAAACTTCGTATCCTATCTGCTATGTCCGAAATGCCTTCTCCTTCCTTGACCGCCTCCTGTATTGCGTCTCTTGTAACTTTATTTATTTCAAGTGCTGAATTCTCAAGCTTCCAATCTATCCAAGTCTGAATTTTAGGGTCTTGCAAGTTAAACGATATGCCTACTCCATATTCTGATACTGCATCGTCTCCTGCCTGTTGCATAAAGGCTTCCGTAAAAGGCTTCAATAACTTCTTAAGTTTATCATTCCAACTATCAGGCAGTAAGTCATTTATAGAAAACTTAATCACTGACTTCTCTCCTGTTATCTTTTCTAAAACTGATTTCTCTTGATCGTCAAAATATTTATTAACTTCTTTAACGAGTCTTTTTTCCTGCGGTTCTGTCTTCTTAACAAATCTATTCCATATCTTTTCCTTCATTTCAGTCGTTATCTTTTTAGTTTTATAAAATGAGTAAATTTTACCCAATATTTCAGGTATTGAATCAGGATTTGAGACTGAAACTGACTTCCCACTATTTGAGATTTGTGCCAATGGACTATTCAATACTGAACCCCACCATTGATTTCCCCAAGGCAAATCTTCTTCATTATCTCTCTTTCTCAATTCATTTATGTAAGTCTTTCCAATTCTCAAATTAACTTCATCAGCATTTGCTTTCGTAAGTCTATCTTCCTGTAAAGCTTCAACCTGCGACCAGTCAAACTTAAAAATCTGATTCTTGAGATTCATTAAAGGAAGAACAAATCTTGTCATCCTATCTGCAAATTTATTGTTCTTAGGTTGTATAGTAATTTCGTATAATGCCCTCTCTTGGCTCTTTGAATTTGCATAATCAACTGAAGCCGTATCCATAAGAAAGAACTTAGGAACTCCAAAAGCAATACTGACCCCATCTAAAGTAATTTTAGTAATGTCCAATGCCGAAAAATCTGAAGGGCTCAATCCTATTTTCTGATATTTAAGGTCTGGTCCCAAAATCGCAGGTCTTCCTGATTTATTTATTCCACCGTATCGTTCTCTCCATTTCGAATCAATGACATCAATTTGTTCAGGTTTTAAATCTCTATTAGCGTTTAAAAGTCCTGGAGGAATTCCGCCTCCAACTAAAATATTATTTGTCAAAGCTATTGCATTTTCTCCCAAGTTCGCAACATCAATACAAGTCTTAAGTTCTGATATACCAACTATCGAATTATAAGGCGTGAAATTAGGAAAGATAACAATATTTTCCTGAACTAAGGGAAAATTAACCGATACCTGTGAGGTATATGTATAAGTCCCATTATTATTCTTTTCTATCTTTATCCAATTCGAGTCTAAAGGCGTGATGACATTGTTCTCTATATACCAAGGATGATAGCCCCACATCATTTCTTGAGATGTAAGTTTTTCAAGAATCTCGGTAAAAGTAAAATCTGGATTACAATTTATAAGTTTCTGTTCTGCATCTAAATTTCTTTGACTCTTAGAGTCTACGATTTGCCAAGGAACTGATGCAGCTCTCTGAGAAACTGATGTAATAGCTCTGTAAATCCAGTACGACTTTCTTAAAGCATCATCATTTGAATTTATCTTATTATCAGTCGCATTAGGAAACATAACCGACCATATTTCATTTACACTCATACTCTTTCGTATCGTATTAGTTAAAAATCGCTGTATAAAATTCAATCTAACCTCCTAAGCTATAAGGAAAGAATCTCCGCCACACTTCTCAATCACTCCATAATCTCTTGCATCCATTCCGTGGCTCCAAATATGTGTAGTCTTATCAGTCAATTTACCATTTTTATCTTCAATGTACCTAAAGTTTCTCTGCTCTTTAATGCAATTTATAGAGTCTTCAGTCCAATATTGTTTAAATTGTCTTACCTTTTGATGCCTATATTCAACGCTCCCAGGTCCTTTCTCTACGCCTTTAATGTTAAATCCCATTTGTGAAATCTCTTCTATTGATTTAGGCTCTGCTGAATCTGCAAATATTTCATCGTAGTTTTTTTTAACTCCAACTTCTTCGGCTCTTACGCCTATATTTTGATTCGTAAGTCCAACCTCATAAATCAATTCCTGAGAATATAAAGAGTCTTCTGTGATCACATTCTTAACCAAGGCCGTTACATCAGTAGAAAATCCAAAGTCAAGACCATAGAAATAGTCTCCTTGCAGAAGTTCCTTAACTATTTCAAAGTGTGGATATACAAGACCTTCTATCTTTCCTAATTTCCCCAATCCATAAACATTCCACCAGTTAGGGTCCTTATCTTTATTGGATTCAATGTTCTTAATAACTTCCTGTGGTACTACATCCAAAGCATCCTGATATGTACTATGAATATAAACATTTTCAGGCTGATTTATCCAATGTTCATGAGCCCAGAACTCTGAAACAGGATTCCAGTCTGCAAAGGTAAATTTCTTAGTTCTTATGTCAAGACCCCTTGCCGTTTCCCATGGGATATTATTTGCTTCGTTAATGAATAAAATGTCTCTCCTTGGTCCTCTTATCTTATCAGACTCATCGGCACCGAAGAATTCTATAATTCCATTTCCAAAGTTATATATATGTTCAGTCTTGTTATATCTTGAATTATTATCCTGATCTTCACCTAAAATATTAAAAAAGTCTCTTATAGCACCCTTCCTTAAATGTGGTAAGGATTCTGAAACAACTGAAATAAGAAGTTTTGATTTTGCACCCTTAGCTATAAGGATAAGAAGCTGCAGGATACTATAAGTTTTTGAGCTGTAAGTTCCGCCTTCATTCAATACTCTTCTCTTTCCTGACAGCCAAGCTTCTGCATTGGCTTCATAAATTTTAGTTGCTATGATGTTCAAGTCCCATTACCTTCTAAAATCTCTTCTGTAAGTTTCTTAGCTTTCTCAGAAGGTACAGTTATATTTGCTTCGACTCTTTCCGTTGGTTCTCCTTTCTCCAAACTAATCTTATCTCTTAGCGTGCCAATAATAATTGCCGAATCTCTTCCAGAAGTTGCTTTAATTACATTCTCATCAAGCAAATGTGCAAGATATTTTTGAATAACCTCATTAGCCTTGGCAATAAAAGTATCCTTCGTTTTAATTTTGATTTCTTCATATTCATTTTTATATCCTTTCAACCAAGAGCTGATTGTAGAGTCAGGGATTTGATATTT